CTATCGAAGACTTCTTGCCAATCCAGTAAACTTCTGATTAGGGTCTAAAAGACATTTACGTTTTGGCAAGAAGTCTTCGATAGAGATGGGGTCAAATGCAGCACATGGTTGAGAGTAAAATCTTCCATCAGCAACTAGAACCTCAACGGAATAAGTTTGTTCGTAAATAAACTGAGATGCATCAGTAACTTGAACAAATCTCTCATTCTCTAATTCAAATCCGGTTTGGAATTCAAGACCCGGCACCTCTGGTACCCATCCAGTTACAGAGTCGGCAATAAGATCGAGGATTGGGAGAGAAAAACTATGTCCTTCTCTTTGGGTTTGCTTCTGGATGAGAGTTATAGTATAAGTAAGCTTTCTATTCCTAATAGTAGGAATATAGGCGCCTTTATTTGGGTTATTTGTAGAGCTGGATGAAAAACTGACAATAATCATTGCCTGTTCAGCAACTCTTCCCGACTCATCGATCTCCTCAGCAAGACGAATCACCACAGCGCTCTGTCCAAGAGTCCCATGGACCCTCTTATGGAGTTGATTCTCAATCTCTAAGAGCATGGATTAAAATTCCCCGCCGCTAATAAAATCTTGAAGTTCCCAGAAGCCTGTTGTGTAGTTATATAGCAAAGCATCTCCAGGTTTTACATTACGAATAAACCGCACATTGGCAAGATCTTGGATCTTACGATTTGCTTCCAACTCGATTACATATTGTCTTAGAGAGGCCGCATCTTGCTTATACTCACTCCCATCTGGGAATACGCCGATCCTGCCTCCAAGAACACCATACTGAGAACCATAATAACATCCACCACCAGACCCATCTGCCACAAGGTAAAATCCTGCTCCGTCAGGAGCAGCGGGGTTAAATGGATCATAGCCATAAGTCTGATTTGCCATTAGAACGTGTCTCCTGTTTGTAATCCGTCGTAATTATCAAATGTACCATCGGCAGTTTCCGTGGTATTTATTGCGTTAAGTGTATCTCCGTCTTGTGGATCAACAGCATCTGAAGTATTTGTAAACGCAGAGAGATCTCTTGTGGATTCAAGTGCATCTACTAGTTGATTAATATCAAGAGCCGATCCGGGCATTGTTGTTTCAATGCCAAGTGCGTTTCCATCAAGAGCTTCTGAATATGTCCGTGGTGAGGACATGGCTTCTTTACGTGGGAATTGGAAGAAACGATTATTTCCGCCTTCTCTTTGAACCCAACGATTTGTGGAATTTTCCGTGAAACTTCTACCCCTTCTATAGGAACTCTTAGTCATTGAGCAAGCACCGCCCCAATAGCGATATGCTTCTTGCCATTTAAGTCCGGTGGATGGAGAGGCTTTAGCCGCCCATAATTCGAGTTGCTGAAGAGCTTGTTCAGCAGCATCAATTACTTGTTGACGTGGGCGGAGAATATCTAAATACCATCGAGCCAAGATGGCCTGGGTACGACGATAAGACCCAGCAATAAGAATCTTCCCTTGAGGTGGGGCCGTTAGTATATAATTATTAATTAACGTCGCAGCATCATTAAGAGCAATTTGGATCTTATCAAAATTGATATTATTTCCTGTTGGATTGTCAATATTTGACAACTCCACGGCTTCTTGATATCCAAAAACCTCAATAAAGTAATCCACAGTTGCCGGATTACAATTATCCGCTACTCCAAACTTGTCTGGATAAGGAGAATTCGGCATAATTTAAGTCTATTCCTACTAGAACTTTAAACTATGGTATAATTATGCGTATGAGTCTACATAGCGCCTATCTTAAGTCCTTAGAATTAGCCTTAAATAGGAATATAAGAACAGATACATTCGTAATTAGAAGAACTGTATCTTATCTTAAAAAAGCAGTTTCAGATATCTATGATTCGGATCCTAAGATTGTCCGTCAAATCTCCGATAAACTCGATGAGTATTTAAACTCAACGGTCCATCTTGAGGTACAGTTAGAGACACTCTTTGGAGATAATAATGATCCACTAAGCAATAGAATTTATGAAGTAAATATCGCAAAACTTCACGAACTCAAAGCTAAGGTAGATTTTTTCTTATCACCATAAAAAAAAAGAGGCCCGAAGGCCTCAAAGAGATTATAGTGATTAGGCTCAGGCAACAGGATTGTTGAAGATGAAACCAGAACCACACTTGCCATTTTCACCCATGCCAACGAGCTCGAAGCTACGCTCAACAAGGATGTCGCCGGTGAATACTCTGCGCTCGATGTTGAAGCGCTCAGGAGTGGCGATAGGATAGCCACTGAGGGTATAGGTATAGGCGAAAGCAGGGTTGCCATAGTTGGCATCAAGAGCAGGCATGAAGCCATCGGTAGCTCCTGAAGGATGGTAGAAGAGAACAGCAACGTTGTTGTAGATATTCTCAAGAGTACCATCAGCAGCAAGCTTAAGACGACGTGCTACGCGGATCTCGTCAAGACCAAAGATCTGAGCGAGGGTCTTCTCATCAACGAGAACACCGCGCTGCATGAAGTCACGAATACGCTTGTTACGCTTGAGGGCGTTAAAGGCGTCAGGTGAGATAACCATCTTGTTAGGATAGACACCGATCTGAGAGCGAACTTGCTCTTTGGCGTCGTCCATGAGGACCTCAACGTCAGCAGTTGGGCTATTGAACTGATCAGCACCACCATTATAGGTAGAAAGATCAAGAACATTACCAGTCTCATACTGGGTAGAATCGGTTACAATAGTAGCAACCTGAACTTCCCAAGACTGCATGAGGCGGTTGGCAGCGTCCTTAGCAGCAAACTGACGAAGGTCAATTTGAGCAGCGCCGTTCTTGGCTTCAGCAGCGACTTCTTCGGCGATTTCCCAGCTGATCGCTTCCTGACGGAGAGCGAACGAACGGGTTCCGAATTCGTTCTGGATCTTCTGGATGTTAGTTCCAGGAGCGCGGAGGAACGACTGAGCCGCAAAAGCCTCCTTACCAAAAACGAGTGTGCGTCCAGCTCTGGTATTCATAGATACCGAGGGAGCGAAAAATGTAGCTACACCTTCAGCATTTTTGTAGCCTTGGGCGAGTTGCGTAAGAATTGGGTCAATTACGCGGACCTGATCTAGATTCATCATAGTTAATTACTCTCCTTTAAGTATCTATCAAGCGCCAGCTTCGTTACCGAGCTTGACACGAATGTACTGACCTGCAGTAGCATTCACAGATGTGTCAAGAGCACGACCAAGAACAACGCCAGCACCGGCGGTCTTAGAAGCGGTTCCAGTAGCAGTAGCATACACAGCGTCATCTACACCAAAAGCGGCAGAAGCGGCATCGACTTCAACAATTACGATACCGGAGGTAACGATTGAAAGAAGGCCTTGGTAAGGGAATACGCTAGTTTTGAAAGGGGTTGTGGAAGGATTGAGTTGACCTTCGTAAACGAGGGTGGATCCGTCATCAACCTGATAGCCCTTAGCGGTGAGTTCACCTTGGCCAGGGGCAGCATAAACGCTAACGCCAGCAGCATAAGCGCCGGCAGCGGGATAAGCACCATTACGCTTTACGAATCTGTGAGCTTCAACAGCAGTTGTAGTCTGCACAGTTTCAACGTACTGGTGGTCAAAAGACATATAACGTGGGTCAGTTGCCATTTTAGTTTACTCCTTATGAGTTATCTGAGATAATTGCCTTCAGAGCTACGGTGTATTCAACGCCTTTACTCTCGGCATACTCCAACGCTTGCACGTGGAGATCAGCGGTTGAGGGGTCGTAGATATAACCATCAGCTGAAGGTGTGATTGACTTCTTAGCTGCTGGAGCAGAAGCCTGGGTTGCGAATTCTTCAAAACTTACCATTGAGGGTAGATTCTCAAGAACATTTTTAAAGAAATCAAATTGTGAAGTCTTACCTGACTCCGAGAAGTTCACGGAATTCTTATTATTAAGAGTTTCCATGAAACGTACTAGATCAGTTTTAGGAACGATTTGCTGAGTAAGCTTGCCATCCCCATAGAGAGTTTCGCAGAAATCAGAGATTTCCTTCTCTCTCATCAACTTCTTCTGTCTGGCAAGTTCTTCTTCCAATTCGGCTACCCGAGCTTGTAGATTGCTCTGAACTCCCATAGCTTTTTCGCTATGATCCAGAGTTCCTGTAGCCTCTTCTGGTGAGGTCTCTTCTGCCATATCGCTCATTTTCTTTTTCTCTTCTTCATCCTCGTCCTCTTCATAGCTCTTGCATCCTTCACCATTATCAGAAACTTCAGTTTCTTCCTCTGCTTCCTCTTCGGCGTAAGTTTGCTCTCCCTTAGGTTCTTCAGCACCCTTTACTTCTTTGGAAGTGGGATGCTCAGCTTCAGATGGCTTTTCACCTTCCTTAACCGTTTCACCCATATCCTCGGTTTCTTTCTCTTCATCTTCATCTCCCCCTTCATTTCCTTCCTTTTTAGCTTCAATAGCCTTTTTAAGTCCTTCGGGCATTTCGCCATAAGACATTCCATCACCTTCCATCATGGAAGCAGCATCAGTTTTAAGAGCTAGAGCCTTGATTAGCTCATCAATTTCGTATTCTGAGGCGAGTTGAGCGATCTTTTGATCATCTCCTTCCATATCTCCCGACACGTCGTCGGTTTCCATTTCAGGACCCTCATCTCCACCTTCTTCAGCAGGCTCAGCCGGTGTATCAGCACCAGCCGGAGGCATATCTCCACCTTGGGTATCGGTATCTGAATCCATGGCATCTGGAGTTCCGTCGCCATCATCATCAGAATCCATGGCATCTGGAGTTCCGTCCCCGTCAGCATCGGTGCTATCAGCATCGTCAGTAGGGGGCTCATCAGCCATACTCATCATGGGATCTTCGGTGGGCATCTCTGCATCCATGCCATAGTCCATGTCATATTCAGCAGGCGCGCCGGTTTCAGAGATCTTATTTCCGTTATCATCGTATACATTAGCGCCAGATGTACCTCCGCCACCAATGTTAATATTAACAGTCATTCCCCCTTCGGAGTGTTCGATCACCGAAGTAGGAGTTTCTGTTTTGGTTCTTTTCCTGGCCATAGTTTGATTTTTTCCTAAGTTTTCTTTAAACGAAATAGAAGACTCCCCTTCGGAGGGGGTGAATGTGATAGTTTCCGAATCGGAAATTTCGGAAAAAGCGGTTAGCCCTTTAACCGCTGGGATTGAAACCAATCCAAGATGCCTAAGGGCTAAGTTCCCAGGTGTGGGATTTGTTTCCGCTTCTGGTAAGTAAAATGAACTACTTACTTTTTTAAAAACTCCATCTCGTATTAGCTTTTCGGCCTTGGGGGTAAGTTCGACCTTACCCCAAAGCTCTTTGCCTTTTCTCCAGACTTTACGTACCCAACCAAGAGCGGGAGTTCCGTCATCTTGGTCATGGCCAATAATCAACGGAGCTTCATGCTGTTCTGGATTGTATGTATTTACAACCTGCTCGAGATCATCCTCAGTAAAGACCATTTTCTGGCCAGTTGAGGAGATCTGAGGACCAGCCCTAAACATCTCAATAAATACAACCTTTCGGGGTTGTTGAGATGAAAGAGGCTCTTTAGAGTTAAGTACGTGTTCTTTCATTTATCAGAATACTGATGCAGTATTGAGAAGATAATTAAATCTTTCTTCATTTCTGGAGAATGAGTCGCTCAGTTGAGCCACTTGTCCCGCGGGGGTTCTTACGATAGTAACGAGTAGACGTTCTAGAGTTGGGCTTGTGGCCACATAGACATCGAGTCGTACAGATCCTCTTTCAAGGTCTTCGTTAGTATTATTAGCTGAAGAACAAACCACAAGATAGGCCTGTTCTGGTCTCGAGCCAAATAACGCGCCTTGACGGAAGAATTGTCCACATACCTGTGAGGCAATAGACTTAACTCTCGCGTATACTGTGCCCGCTGAATCAATCTGCTCAAATAGGATGTCGTCAAAACTACGTCCTAGGACATCAATGAGAACATTGAGAATAGCACGAGTATTAACAAATTTAAACAGAGGATTGGGGGAAAGAGTTCTAGCTCCCCAAGTTACGATACCGCGGTTAGGAAGTGAACGAATTGGGTTCAGACCTAAGGCATAAGTAACTTCTTGTTGCTGAGCAGAAATTTCAAATTTCAGTCCAGCTGCACCACGTAGTGGATAACGAGCGCCGGCGGGAGGTTGCTGGAAACCTTCATTGACATATCTCGAACAGGCAATACCTGCTACATAACTTGAAGGAGCAATATAGCGATCATCAAGATTCTTCACATATGGGGCATAGAACGCGCCATGGCCATATGGAGCACCAGCGATACCCTTGAGATAATCAAGTTCATCTTGGACATTGGTGAGAGAAATCTCATCAGCTCCGCAGTCGATCAGAGCGAGATGTTGTGTTCCAACGATTCCTTCAGTAGAACCGAGTTTACCCTCTGCAGCCTTAAGAAGGGCTTGAGTAACTTTAACCCGCTCTTGACGAGCTTCGGTTTTGCTTGCAAGATCACCACCAGCCTCATATGTGAGAACTGTATAAGCCTCAGGAGCCAAGAGGAAACCAGGAGCTAATACTCTAGAATCCATACCCTGTTCGATGGCATAGACAAAATCATTTGCCTTTGCATTTAGAGTGTACTTATATGACTCATAACCGGGGTTCTGATCAACTGAAACTAATTTGATAACATTAGAGTCGGGAAGACCAGCTCTTGTTGTTCCAGGATTAATCGGAGAACTTACGCCATTACGAGAAGTTACCTTAACCTTGAGTACATATTCATGCGAATAGAAACCATTAGGAACTGATTTATCAAGCGCGTAAGAAGCACCTGCTGTAATAGTTACATTTGCGGGTGTTACAGTGGCTGTGTCATTATCTGTTACGCCAGTAACAGTGAATCTAATTCCATTAGCAGTGAAGATATCACCTTCAGCGAGTTCAGTTGTAAATGAGGTTAAGGTTCCTGTTACGGTACCACCACTAATTGCAATTGAACCAGTGAGTGCAATTTCATCAAGTTCTGGACGAAGATACGGAGCACCTGCATCGGCTGTAAGAAGAGCAACTTGGTGACCATTGTTAGGAACGTAGGTGTCCCCAGAAACATTAGTTCCAGTAGCAACTGCTTCAACTTCATAATATCCATCAAGTTCTTTCTCGGTTAGGATTGCTTGAAGTTGGTCTCTAAGAGCATTAGCTAGATCATCTGGCTTAGCTCCATTAACAATGATTACGCGATCTTCACCAGCTACATTGACATAAAATGCCTGAACTGAGTCGGGAAGATATCCATTGCGAGTGGTTATGCCACCAAGAGTTGTAACTTCGCCACTTGGAACTGCATCTTGTCCACCACTTTGAATCTTGGCAAAAGTCGTAGTGCCGAGGTCGTAGGACCAGTAAGCAGCACTTGCATCAGCCCAAGATGTAGGAACTGTGTTTCCGGTGGAAAGATCCTTAGAAACAGCAACGATCTTATTATCAGGGATAGAAGCAGCATCTGCGTACACGTTCTGATCGATTAAGAAAGCCTTAACGATAGCAGACTGATCAGTCGCGGGGTCATAAGCGAGTTTTCTAACCGTTACAGCAGTTCCAGGAGCACCTGTAATCTGTACAAATGTGCCTCCAGAAGATGTTGCGAGTTGAATCGCATTTCCAGACTTATTAACTACGTAATATACTGAATTAAGTGTAAGATTTAATGTTCCTGCATTTGTTGTTTCAAGAACAACCTTATCACCATTGGCAAGTCCAGTTGAACTGTCTAATGTTACAGTGTCATTAACCGAGTCAAAAGCCGTAGTTCCGGCATTATATTCTGTAGAACTTTCAAGAAGGAAAGAACTAAGTTGACTTCCAGATACAAAGAGTACACCCTCCCCTGTAGCTTGGTCTCTAGATACACAACGGAAGTTAATCTCTTTTACCGAAGTATAAAATTTAACAACAGACTGCGTATTAAGATTTAAAGGAGAAGCGTAAGTAGTATCGCTAAATTGATAAGCTACAAACTTATCAATCTGAGGAAGACTTCTGGTATCTTTAGAAAGAATTCTAAATTTACCCTGAGTTGCCTCGGTGGCATTCTGCTCAATGCGATAATAATCAGCGAAACCATCACCGTTCCCAGCGAGGAAAAGGTATAGATCACGAGCGTTATCTACTGCATCAAGAGCAGTTGTTGTGATTACACGAATTTCATCACCCTCATTATCGTTAACTCCGATCGGGGTTCCGAAATACCTACCATTAATCTTAATTGCAAAAGCGTTATATCCAGCGCCAGCACCTGAAGCGGCGATGTCTACAACGGTTTCAGGAGTTGGAGTTACTCTAGTAAAATAGAGGATACCATTAACACCTACATTATCAAAGAAAGCTCTAACAGCATCGTATGATGCAAGAGCACCTTTGTTCCCTACAGGAACACTTCCACCAACCTTCTCAAGATAATCGGCAACTGAACCGATTTGAGTAGGGGCGTAGGGCTCAAGAGCAGAATAGGCATTAATAGCGTCTTCTCCATAATAATCTTCGGTGGGTGTAGTACCAAAGATATATCCCACTGCATGAGTTGCAATGGGCTGCGGAAGAGAGCCAGTTGTTGCCTGAGCAACAAAGACCCCCGGCCTATTCAATGTCGCGGCATTGATTCTGATTGGATTGGCCATAGAGATTTGAAGACACTATATCTTTCACTATTATCCTTAAACAAACAGCGAATTATAACTTGTTTATACGATAATATCTTTCTTGTATAGGAGAAAAAGCTCATTCATCAACCAGTCTGGACATGAGCTATGGCCACATCTCTTATACTCGAGAAGTTTCATTGATTTACGTAAAATTTTATTAAAATCATTTGTGTCTACGTATCTTGCGCATACTTTTACAAAAGACTTTAATTCAGTTTGATCCTGCTCGATACAGATAGAGCATAAAATGATAATTAATTTTAGCTTATCTGAATCAGTCATTTTTAATAGAATCCATTGCGTCCTTATGGATCTGTGTCATGGCAATAAATTTTGTCATTGGAACTTTCTCCATTTCTAGCACATTAACAAATGATCCATTTTGTATACCATAACAGGCTTTTAACCAGGAATATTTAGGGATATAGTTGCATAAGATGTGCTCCTTTACGCAATTAAATATCCCGATGATTATTCTCTGAGTAAAAAGTCCAAAATTTATCCTATCTATGCTCAATAGAGTGAGGATATTTTGAATATCATCAAATGATACTCTTTTTTGTTCTTCATTTATTTCCTGCCCTTCATTATCTAGAATGAGATCTAAATATTCCAGATCTTGCCCAGTTATATCTCTAAAAAGTATTTTCCTTCCTTTGGAATCTTTTACTGTAATTGTGTAATCATGATTACGAACTACTTCAAATTCATGACGTTTCTTCATCTCCTCCAAGTCCTAGGAGTTGATTAATGGCCGCTCCAAGCATTTTAAGTTGTCTTGCACGAAGTCTTTTTGCGTCTTTCAATGTAAGTCTTTTTTGACCAGGAGATGGTGAATGAAGAATACAGATAGTTTGCAACGTAGCTTCTACCTCAGAGATTTTTTTATCTTCAGAGATACGTGAGATCTCAATAAGATCATCAGCAGAGGGTTCTTTTAAACAAAGAAACTTACCGGAGGCAATTTCTACCGGAATTACTTCAGGTTCGCCAAAGTCAAATGCGTCGTCTTCAAATCCCACCTCTTCATCATGAGAGACTCTTGACATTTTGCTTATTGCCATAGTGTTTATATAATGTCCAATTCTTTAAACCCCTTTGTTTAAATTTAAAATAGAGAGAAAAATCGGTATGGCGGTAAATAATAATCCATATGAGTCTTGGCAACGACTCCGTCAAAATTCCGATTATAGATCTACAGATACTCAGATAAATTCTTTAGTTCGTCAACAACTCTCCCAAGAAGAGTATTTAAGATCCTCTAATAGAGTTAATTCTGGTCCTAGGCAGATTACACGGGCCAATATGGCAAAAAACACTCCCCAATCTCCGCATGTCTTAGCTCCAGAGGATATGTGGGGATGGCAAAATTGGGCTAATAAACCCTCCTCTGCAGAATCACCTTTGGCAACTGGATTAAGAGAA